TGGAGTTTTCTTTAGCTCAGTCGTCCTTATAGAAGTCTTGCAAGAATGAACTAAATCTATAAACACAAAATTAACTAGGAGGATTTAAAAAGATGGCTAAACCAGGAGTAGAAGATATAAGATCACAGGGAAGTGCGAGTCAGTTGTTCAGGTGGAACTTGTCCTTTGATTCACCGCCACCTGCTTTGGGTGGAAACTTTGGAGGTGTGTCTCCCGAAGTACTTTCTATACGCTGTCAGTCAGCAGAGATACCGACGCTACTTATCTCGGACTCGGAGGTTAAACTCCATGGCCATACTATAAGGCAACCAGCGATGGGTGAAGTAAACTCCCCACTGACCTTCACGTTCGTAGAGTTTGACGACCGTGGTATCGCTCAGGCTATCAAGGCTTGGAGGGATGTTGTATACGACCAGAGAACTGGAAAGTCACTACCCATAGACCAACTGGTAGCAACAGTACGTCTGGAACTGCTAGACGTAGAAGATAATCCCACATGGGAGTATATACTCCATGGTGCATATCTTCAGACTTCAGACCCAGGTGGTATACCCGATGCTGAGAGCTTCGACCCAATGAAGCCAACAATGGTTCTGAGTTATACTTGGTTTGAGGATAACAGCTTGGTTTAACGGTAACAAGTTATATACTGGCTTGTTACTTTTATATAGGGGGTTATGATATGTTCCTCTGACCCCCACTAATTTGCAAAGCAATACCACCTAACCTTACCTAATGATAAAACACTCCTGTGCGGGATGTGTAGAGAGTAATAAGTAAAAAAAGAGGGAGTGAATTTATTACCGATGGCCTTCTTAAAACACATAGGCGAAGCAACAACTATAGACTGGGAACAGAGCCACCTGTGGGACGTCATGTTTGATGACTCACCTGCTACTGAACCCAAGTTACCTAGAGAGTTTAAGAACTGGTTTCCTGCGAGTGAAGTACGGATACCACGGCTTATACTTGAGTCACATTCAATAGACGCAAGCATAAGCCAGATACGACTTCCGAAGTCTACATCCAGTAAAGTGATGAGTGTATCCTTTATGGATAGTATAGAACATGGAACCGTATAATATTAAATGATGGACAGTACCTATCTTTACTATCAGATATTGTAAAGACAGTACACGTGAAAGAGTTAGACCGAGAGAAGGAAGAGATAAACATGCATTCGTACTTAGTATACCCTGAAGGAGACTTACCCTTCTCGGGAACTTCTGAAGCTGGTGTGCCAGTACACAGCATGAACTTTGTAATAGTCGGAGGAGGTTAGTATGATAAAGAAGGGTACAAAAACAAAAGGGGGTTTAATCCCCAAAGGTAGAACGAAGTCAGTTCAAACAACACCAGTAGAGAAGAAGGAAGAGTATATAGCTATAACAAATGTAAAGCTCGACAGACTTCCTTCAAAGGGTTTTACATACCCTGATGATGCTAGTATATCACACAGGATGTATAAGTGTGGTGAACTGGATATGATTAATAACTCTAACATGACCCCCAAGCAATTAATGGAAATAGCACTAGAGGGTATCAATACGAACTTTGATAAGATGGAACTTACTGTTCCTGACTTCTTGTTCTTAGGGTTGCTTCGTAAGATATCTATTTATAATGAGACGTCATTCACGGCCTCATGCTTGTGCAAGAAGTGTAGGCAGAAGACGTCAATGGATATACCAGCTTTTGATATGGAGTTCGATGACTTGGGTATTAAGGGACTTCCGGCAAGGGTAACACTGAACGGTAAGCTCATGGAGTTCGAACCCTTAACTGTCGGTAGATTCTTTGACCTTCTGGATAAGGATATGGCGAGTGATACTTTAGCCACATACGCTGCCGAGTGTATGAACATGGACTTTGATGAGGCGTACGAACATATACAGAACTTAACCGAAGAAGATTATGAAGAGATAGAGTTTATCGACGAGGCTATGCACCACGGGCTAAAGCCCATAGAGATTAAGTGTACAGCTACCATAAAGATAGAAGGTAAAGAAAAGTCAAAGAGTAAAGAAGTAGAGTGCGGCCACGTAAACCTTGTTCACGTCCAGGGGGGTGACGTTCTTGTCACACCCTTTCGTAAACAGGAACGCACTAAGGGATCTAGAGTTCAGTTTGGTTAAGGGGCTCGGAATATCCCCGATAGACTTTAAAGGGCTTGAGTATCAGAAGGCATTAGACCTTGACGCTGAGCTTACTAGGTACATGAAGAAAATACAACAAGGTAGATAATCATGGCAGGAGTAACTGACATACTTAGTACCACCCGTAGACAATCGCTACTTGATAGGATTACGGGTGAGTATGGTAAGAACAAAAAGGTTAGGAAGGCAGAGGCCAAGCGTGGCCATAAACTTCTTAATCAAATGACTACACAAAGCCAGATGATGTTTAAAATCGTGAACAATAACTCTGCCTTATTTACTAGCATAGCGGAGAAGGATGAGGAAGTAGCTGATGCATTACAGATAATAGCTGACCCAAAGCTTAAGGCCATACAGCAACAGATACTAGACCGTGAGGCTATAACTGAAAAGCAAGCACTGTTCCTTACCGAGTCAATGAGTAAGGCTACAAAGGCATTGTCAGAAACAGGTGCCGAAATGAATGTCAGTCTTGAGTCACTGACGGAGGGTTCTAAACAGCAGCTACTGAATGAGAACATAGATAAAGAAGATAGACGAACTATGCTGACTAACATGGTTGATTTCCTAAAAGGTCAGGGAGTCCAGTCTGCTGCCTTTGCTCGAATAGAAGCCCTACAAGAAGAGGGTATTAACTTTGAGGACGGTGCCGCACAAGACTCCATGCGGTTACAAGATGCAATAGACCTCTTGGCAGAGGACGCACAGGGTAAAGAACTTGTTACGACCATGAAGGACTTAAACAGAGACTTCAGTGAGTCTGTTCTTCTCCAAGAAGAGTTCCAGGAAATGATGGGTGAGGAGTTCTCTGACGGAAATACCTTTAGAGAGAAGTTGTTGAAAAATGCCGCAGCCTTCTCCATGGGTGGTGGGGGTGAAGGCATCACAACCGCTATAATGTCTATGATTCCTGGAGGGGCAATGATAGCCCCTCTCATAGCTGGTAAAATGAGTAAGGCTCTTGGCGGTGTAGGTAAGATGATTAAAGGTGCTCTTGGCTTTGGAGGTCCTAAAGGTATTCCCAAAGCAGGTGCCAAGGGTCTCTTAAGCAAGGCAGGTGGGCTTGGACGCACCGCCATGAGTCTTGGTAAAGGTGCTATGAGGCTTGCAGGTCCAGCTGGTTTAGTTGCAGCTGCAGCACTTGGTGGATGGAAGATTGGAAACCTGATACAAGATAAGTATGGTGAACAGATAGGTGGTGGTGTAGATTCTATTGTAGGTGCATTAGGTTTTGGGGCTAAAGCTATTGAAGCCAAGGGAATAACTGTAGCAAAAGGGTCTTTAGGAGAACAATTATTAAATGAGACTGCTGCTTCTTTAGGTAAACTCGCCAAAGATGTTACAACTGAAGAGATTGGTACGTATGGACACGCTAAACGAAAAAGAAAACTTGCAGAGCAACAACTACAACAAGCAGAGCTTAAAGCTGAGGAAGTTATTCCGGCAGTCGCAATCACACCACAGGAAGTAACACCGACTGTGACGGGCAAAGAAGCCCAGATAGAAAAGAGTCAGGCTGATGTAGCTATGGCCAAAGCGTCTGCACAACCGACAGTTAGTCAACCTTCTGCTGCGAGTATACCTCAGAGTGGAGGGACTGTTGTCGAACGAAGATTGAAAGTAGATGATACACAGTTAGCCGTACTAAATACTTTGATGATATAGAGGTCATACTATGAGTCAACTACTATTGGACATAGATAAAATCAGACGTAATCCTCATACAAGGATTGTACTGAATCTTCCACTTAATACTGAGGGTATGTCTGTAGGGGGTAGTGATATTATCCGTCCAGGAAAAGAACTAACTTCAGTCATATCCTTCATGACCCAAGACTTTGGATTCGGTGGGGGTAATGAATTTAATTCTCCATTTGAGTCAGGAGGATTAAAGGCTTTAAATGAAAAACTTAATATGGGTATTGTAGGCATAAAGAAACTGGCACAGTCCCTTGGCCAAGGGGAGTTAGTTAAAGATGTTGGCCATATCCAGTTACAAGAACGTAGTATGACATCACTCATGTGGTTGGGACCATCGAGGCCGACCTTCACCCTGCCATTAGTTTTTGTTACAGCTAGAGCTAATGATGATGTACGAACAGCAGTACGGATTTTACTCAGGACTGTATACCCTACTGGAAGTGAAACTGAATTGTTTAAAGGTGCAAAGACTGAGAGACTTAAACCACCGATGGGTTACGACGCAACAAATGGCAGAGGGACTATAACACTCCAGTTAGGAACTTGGTTAAGGATACGGAAGCTCGTTGTACGTAATGTAAACTTCAGCTTTTCTAAAGAGGTTGTTAAGATAGGTGAGGGCTTAACAGCCCCATTGTATGCTACTGGAACAATGGAACTCAGTCCATACTTACAACCGAGTGCCGCCGATGTTGATAACTACTTCAGAGCAAGTGGTCAAACACAGTTCAGTTTATAAAAACAGGAGTGAGGTTATGTTCTACATAGATCTAGATACTGATTACAGAGAACGGTATGCCTCTCCTAAGTTTATGGAATTCTCGGAAGAGGGGCATGATATACTTACGTCTTATTTCATGCTCAAGATAGATGGGCTAAAACCTATTGGGTCTTTTACAGTTACCAGTGAAGCAGGAAGACCCGATGTAGTAAGTTACAAACTATATGGCAGTACTCAGTATTGGTGGGTGATACTGGCTTATAACAATATGGTTCACCATGATGAGTTAGTTACAGGCACAGTACTTAAGATTCCATCACTGTCTGATATGGAAAGTCTTTACTTTCAGCTTAAGACTTTAGAAGCTCAACAGGAAGGTGTGTAGTGTATGCTGGGAGTTGATGGACAATATTTACTACGGTTTTCTATTCCATTAGGAACACAGGAAGCCCCTGATAACAGGTTTGTGGACTTCATGGCCGAGGAAGACTTGGAGCTATTTCATATTCATGAAGAAGCAGGTAATGTACTGCCGACTTTTTCGGCAGTATTCTTCGTGTCTAGAGATAATAAGGACTTACTCAAGTACTTGAATGAAGGTAATTCTCTTGAGGTTTCATTCGGGCGTACTAATGAGTCTATGATAGACTGTAATCTGTTGATAACTAAGTATGACCACCAACGAAGTGGGCAAAATAATTATAGAGTACAGCTGGTTGGTTTATATTCAGCTAGGGGTTACACAGCACCAGAGATAGAGATACACCCTGACCAGTCTGGTGTGGAAGTTATAAACTCACTTGCTGATAAGTACTTCAAGGTCGAGTCTAATATAACGAAGTCAGCTGATAAACAGAATTGGGTCAGGCACAATATAAGCGGTAGGAAGTTTGTCAATGACGTTTGGCTACACTCATGGCTACCAAAGTCGTTCGTAGCCTGTGGGATAAGTTCAGACGGTAAGTTCATTCTAAAGGATATAGTAAAAGAGGTTGTGGACAAAAATAGAAATAATGCGCAAGGTTGGGATTGGAGATTTACTCCCGCAGTAGAAGAGGATAATGATATAACATATGATGGTGACTACTTCCTGAACACAGAGAGTGGGTTCATTAATCATTGGGTAGGTTATGGCCTCAGAACTCAGGAGTTTAATCTGGAGTCAGGTGCAGATAGGTCAATCTTTGAAGAGATTAAACCCTTACTCACACAGAGTAAAGCACTACTCCGTTCGGAAGAGATTCAAGGCCGTGTGGGTGAGTCACGAGTATTGAACGATAATGTGCATGATAACTACTGGCGAGCTTATCTAAAGAACATGCAGTACTTAGCTGTATTTGGTAGTGTTAAAATCATACTGAGCTTCCACAAAGAGTTTTATCCCGTAAAGGTACTGGACTTAGTTATGTTTATGGATTATGAAATAGGTGAACAATCTGCAACGGGTAGTACATCGGGGCTATACTTTGTCAAGGAAGTATCACGGGTGATAGCTGAGAGACAATTAACAACCACGGTTGTACTCTGCAGAGAAGGGCTGGGCGAATCCCAAGGAGGCCTCCGCTGATGCTTATAAACTTTGTAGACTGGTACAAAAGACATAATAATCTAGACCGCCCCCATAAGGCGATAGTGGTAGATAATATTGACCCCGATAAGAGAGGCCGAGTTAAGGTTACAATAGACGGCGTTCTTCTTGGAGATACATCAGTACTACCGTGGGTGTTTCCACTTAACCCAACTGGGCTCGGTGGGGGCAGTAGCTCTTCATGGTTCTCAGTTCCTGAACTAGGTTCAGAACTGGTTGTTACATTTCCTTATGGTGATATCTACTCTGGGTTCTATGTTGGCTACTGGCAAACGGCTGAAACCCACCAGACTCTATTCGACGAGGACTATCCAGAGTCGTATGGGTTCATGGACTCGACAGGGAATCACTATAATGTGAACAAAGCTCAAGGCACTATGGAGATACAACACGCCTCGGGCATACTATTAAAGTTTAATCAGGATGGGTCTTTGGACCTGGAAGTACCTGAGGACTTGACCGAGACTATAGATGGAGATAGAGCCAGTGTAGTAGGTGGTGTACTTAATATCAACGTGACAGGCAACGCCACGGTCGATAGCCAAGGCAAGGTAGTAGTGAAGGGTGCACAAACAGTAGAGATAGACGGTGGGTCAGGGGGTGTGATAGGGGCAGTTACTGGTAAATGTAAATGTGCTTTCACAGGTCAGGATCATCCTCAAGTATCAGGTGATGTTAAAGCAAGCACAGGATAG